TATCGTCAATATCTCTGTAACTCGGTAGTCGACGAGTATGATACAAAGGATTGTTAGTCGATTCTAGCCACTCATAATAAGCTCGAGTAAACGCAATAAAGTTCTCTCCCTCTTCTTGGTAAAAAGAAGGAAATTGACTTTGAATTAACGGAGATATTCTTTTTTCTATATTCTTCATTATTCTCTGATCTGTTCAATTGTGACGTCGACGTCATTTTCAAGAATATTGAGTATCACGTTCTGAGAAGAAGTGATGTCAAGAGTACGCGGCTTGGCATAGATTTTTAAAGAAGTGCCAGTGTAATTAGTAATATTAAAGTTGTTGATTCTGACGATACCAGTATCATAGTCAACTGTACCAATATCAAGAATGGTTCTATGTTGTGTTCCAGAAGTATTGATGATACGCATGATACCATCACCGTTATCTTCAAGACGACAGTTTGGCAAACCATTATAAGTGAATGTCGAAGAACTTACGACATGAATATCACCGATTAAGTGTTCTGCACCTTTGCCTGGAACATCGTTCTTTAATGGATTTTTAAAGTCAATCGTTACATTCTGACCAGAAGAAATTACACCTGAAGTCGCCAATGATACAAGCGAACCAGATGTTGACGTAGGAGTAGAAGTCACTGTCGTGCTCAGCACCGGAGTGAGATACTTGACGAGTTCAATTTGAGTTTCGTTACTAATGATACTATTTTCTGCGGCATCGACATCACGAATAAATCTTGAGTAGCGCAGTGTACGACCAAAGTTATTTAGATTCGTAGAAGCGTGTGTCAGAATAGAATCTATAACGTTCGTACGAATATCTTCTGGATTTAAACCGGTAAGATTGATATTGTACTTGATATTTGTATTGACATATAAATATGTGTAATCAGGAGAAACAAAGAGTGGCTCAATCGCCACAGAAGAACGTGATCTTAAGAATTTCTTATATTCTGCTTCTTTAATCTTTGGAAGACCGTCGACTTCATCAAGATCGATCGACAAGAAAATTCTGCCATACTGGGGAGGATTTGCATCTTCTCCGCCATATGCAACCACTGCATTGATTTCAGGAAAGTTTGCTTTGAGTAGATTCTCATAGTCTTCAGAAGTCACAGCACGTTCTTGTGTAGTAAATGCACGAGGAGCATTGTACTTAATCGAGCTCAGATCTTCTGCAACAGCTCCGTCGGCCGAAGCAGTAATCGTTTCAATTACAATGTTTGCTTCATTATCGATGCGTGCAGTATTAATAAACTTAAATGCGCCATTCGGAAGTTCTCCGTTGCATGATCGATATTCAATGATACACGCAGAGTTGTTCTTTGGTTTTCTTCCAACAACTCCGTCACCAAAGACGACTTCGTATGTGTCACCAATTCCCGGTTGTAAGAAAAAGACCTTTGCGTTTTCATCATGACCAAAAAGAGACGTCGCTCTCTTGTAAGTTTGAATAGTCGTGCCGTTATCTTCAAAGACCGTAACTAATACGCTTTCAAGATCAACTCTTTTATTACTAATCTTATACACAAGAGGATTAGCATAATTTATTGTATAGGTATCGCTGAGGTAGCTACCTTCGTATACTCGAATCGGCTCGCTCTCATATATAAGATTTGATCCTGAAGGAGTTCTCTTTGTAATAACATAATTTTCAGTAGTGCTAAAGTTATAAGTGAAATCATCAACACGCGAAGTAAATGATGTTCCCTTTGGAATAACGATCGATCTCTTTGCCGTATCTGTCGAAGTAATTACTAGTTGAATGACAGCCGAAGATGATCGAAACGATCTCGGAAGATAGTTTAATTCTTTGGCATGAGAAATAACGCTGTCACGTAACTTCGCCGAATCAAGAAACATCTCGTTGCTGACCATGTTGAGATAGAACGCATTCTGATAAGTGTTATATGAAAGCACGTCGAGAAGAACCGAAAGATTGCTTCCGTCGAAGTCGTAATCTTTAAATCGATCTTGTGATTTCAGAAATGTCTTCAACGAGTCTTTATAGGAATCGAAGTCTAACTGTGTAAGGACTATACTGGAATTTGCTGCCATTATCTTACTCTATAAAGGGTGAGTTGAAGTGTCTGCGGATTAGCATTATTTATTATCTCATAATAGACTGATACTTCATAAGAATGCGCAAACTCATTTGATACTACTAAGACATCAATGATTCGAGCGCGCTGTTCGTATTTGGTAATCGAATCGAACACGGCATCTTTGATAAGATCTGAAGTCATCACAGAAATATCTTCGAATAAGAATCGACGAAGACCACCACCAAATTCTGGATTAAACAATCGTTCTTTGGTATTTGTCTGTAAGATATTTCTCATCGATCTTCTGACAGCTTGTTCGTCGGTATGAAGAGCAAGTCTCTTGTTTTGAGGATGAATATTGAAATTATTATAGAAGTCTGTGAACACAGGATCGCTCTGCGTTGTTTTCCTTGTGGTCAGTGCGTCGATTCTGTCTACCATATTACCCTACTTTATCTTATTTATAATGATTATATGACTGTTTGTGTTACTTCGTAATTTTCAATAGAAGCATTCGAAACATCGTCAGAGAGAAGAATGACTTGCCCTGTAAAAGCAAATGTTTGATAATCTTCGTTGCTACCGATTGCATCTAATCCTGGACCAGGCGACCGAATAAAGTTATACTGTATCATAGCTGATGTAAGTTTGTTTGTTTCAATATACGAAACAAGCTTATCGTTTGCATCATACACAAAATTATTGAAAATGACTTGAGAATCTTCATATGCAATAACCCTTCCAGTTCCACTTGTAGGATTATAACTCTCAGATCGAAAAGGATACCAATTATCGACTTCAATATCATGGGCTTCTACGAAAACAAAAACTGCGCACAAAAAGAAATCATCAATACAATTCTCTTCGTTTGCAAATATTGGCAAATACCAATCATCGATTACATCGGTATCAAATGTAGTGACTCCAGGTTCTTGCACAGTAAAACGAATTGGAACTGGAGGACTTAAATCCCCGTAAGAAGCTTCAGGAATAGTCGGTGCGCTGACATCCGTAAAGAAATATCCATTTTCTGATACTGAATATTGATTTAACATGTCAGCCTAATCCACTTCACACGGTGGCAGAAGCGGGCTGAGCCCACTTCGGCAATGTGTCAGGATTCGGTTCGAGACCATACTTTGTTCGACGTACCTCAATACAATCAGGAATTAATTTTAAAATTAAATCTGGAATTCCAAATATTGGTTTTAAAATGATATTTAAAACCATACAAATCGATACTTTGCCGCGACATATATCAATAATCAGTTTGATTGTGTCGAGGATTTTGCCGACGATTGGAAACTGTTGCAGAATCCAACCTGGAGCTTTGAGTATGATATCATGTATCTTAGCAATAAAATCTGTCTGAAAAAACTTCTTAATCTTTTCCATAGCTTCTTCGAATGCATCTTCAATTCGATGCCACAATTCTTCTTTTGAATGAATCGTTTCTTTCTTCTTACGTTGTTCTTTATCAAATCCAATGAGATTGCCAAGTGTTCCAAAGAGTGGGATCCTAAAATTTAAGAAAAAGTCAGTGAGTTCTTCGAGCAGTTTCTCTCCAAGATCTTCAGTAGCTTTGCCCGATAAAACGTCTTCTTTTGCCTTCTTAATTTTGGCTTTAAAATTATCATACACCAGTTTTAATTGCGCTTTAATAGGCTTTGTAGGATCGATAAATACTCCAAGCTGTTCAATAATCGGTCCAATAATAGGAATCTTAGTCAGTAACTTGATCATTGCATTGATGCAGGCTGCAATGAAATCACTCAGCAGTTCTTTCATCCATGCCAAAGCTTTCTGCCAAAATTCTTCGGCTTCATGCTCAGGGCTTTTAATTCCAAATGTTCCGTCGTATTTGCCATCACCAAAAAACTTTCGAACCGATTCAATGTCTTCGGCAATTGCAGCTTTGATCTTGACTTTACCTTCCTTCGTAAACAAATCCTTGATTACTGGTTGATAACGAACAGGATTACCGGCTTCGTCGACGAGTGTTACAGCCGTAATGAATGGAATCGGAGTAGTAAGTGGATTTGGAATTCCAAGAATATCAACAATCTTGAGTAAAGCCTCGACGATCCTCTTCTGAAACCATACGTCGATCTCTTTCAGAAACTCGCGCACCTTATATTTCATCTCTTGTTCTTTTGACTTAATCTTCTTAAAGACATCTGTCATCAGAATGCCGGTGATATCGTCGACCAGCTTTTCCATATCGCGAACAGCATCGATTAATTCTTTGCCACACTCGTCTTGAATAAACTTCGCTTGTAACTTCAGTTGACTCGTAATCTTTGCAATGCCTACAAAATAGTCTTCCATTTGACGGAAAGATATTTGCCCGTTAGGACCACATTCTAAATTAGGAACTTCAGGAACATAGACGATTGGTTTCATGCATTGATTCCAACAATTGCTGCCTGAATATCCACCGCACCTGATTTAGATACAACTTGTACGCTGCCATTATTTGCATAAATGCCTACATTACCTTGGTTGGCATAGATGTCGACGTCAGACTGAGCAGTGATCGTAATCTTACCTTGATTACAAACGATCTCGATATTCTGATCAGATTTTTCGGAACCGGCATTGAAGATTGTCATATTACCAGCTGCCAACTGAATATAATCGTTTACTGATTTTGTTACGATTGTACCATCTGGTAAGATCTCCAAATAAGATCCAGACTTGTGATAAACTTGAACGCGCTCTGATCCAGGAGTATCGTCAAACTCGAGGATATGTCCGCTCCGAGTAGTCATAGTACTATTATAAGGATACTTTGCTTTATACTTTGATGCTGGTTCAACATCAAAACCGTCATCAGTTTTAATACGATTACGAGTTTTAAGTTCTGGCTCGCCTTGACCTCGAGCATAAGATGATACACTGTGATTATCTTCTGGTGCATAGTTTAACACACCAAGAATATATGCAGACTGTTGATTTGGAAGCTTCATACACATCACTCGAGATCCCTTTAAGAGACCAGTCGGACTTAATCCAATT